GCAGCTACAAGTCCGAAGATGTCAGCACTAGGGGAATATATTCCCGTATTCGCATCGCCTGAAAAAGAAACACCCGGCGCACCCACTGTGCCAAGAGCCACAAGCAATGCGCCTGTTAAAGTCCCACCACTTAAGGCAAGAAGCCCAAGGTTAGTTGCACTTAAGATTCCCACGCTCACCCAGCCACTATTGGCTGCGTTTCTAATTTTAAGTAAGTTGTTCGCAGTGTCTGCCCACAACTGAAAAGCAAAAGTTGTGCTTGGCTCTGTCGCTCCACTATTGAGTGTTGCGATTGCTCCAAGAACAGTATTTAAATCTGATCTAAAGCTAGCCCCTGTTTGGTTATCTAAAACATAGTCATGCTGGCTCATATATTAATAATTCCCTTTCTTATACTAACTCTCTGCCGTAGCCTTTAGCTACATAGTCGAAGGTTCTTGATACTGCACTGCCCCCAGAGTTTTTGAAGACTATTGAAAAACCACTCTCTGATTGAGAGTTGATTTCATGGTAGTCCCCAGTCTGCATATTATACGCAGTAATTACAATGCCCGGAATGTCCCAAAAGGCATAAGGGAAACTCACAACGTAAGTCCCAGCCCCTGAAACAATGTTTCTTTCAGACTCGGTCCTATCTGGCATATCTATTGTCACAGATAAGTTTTTAATTACAATGTTGTGGTTTAAGTTTTCAGTCTCAAGTTCTAATTTAAACTGAAAACCCCGAGCCGAGTATTCCCCGATAAAGAAAGGTTTCCACTCGGTCCAAGTAGGTGACCCGCCGGGATCGTCCTCCGTGGTCCTCATGTAAAGCGTTGCATAAACATCCGTAATGTCGGCCCCATCAATATCGCCCCATGTATCAATAAGGCTAAGCTTAGAGTCAATAAGATCATCAATATCAAATGTTTCAACATTTAAGTTTGCAATAACCCTTGTCGGGTAAACAGCCCCCAAGTCCACAGTGTTTTCAAACTCGTAGGTGGCACTTGATTCTAGCGCACCTAAGAAATCCAAATCATCTAAAAGATCGAAGTCTACAACATCGTCAATCATCTCACTTCCAGAGATAATAAGACCGCCATAGGCACCGCTTACTTCACAGTTTGTTTTAGCTCCTAAAAAGTCTGCTTCCTCTGTCTCTGTATGAACAGCATTGAGGGCATTTCCATAAGGAACCGTTGTTGAAATCTCCGAAGCAAGCGTTGATTCGTTTCCACTTGAATCTATAAACTTTGCTAAATAAGTACCCTGTAGAAGTGGCACTTGCGCATTTGTAGAAGTACCGGGCAAGGCATCAATAATGTCCACAGCGTCTTTCCACTCTGGGTTTGTTTCAGGACTCCATCTCAATCGAACCTGCCCACCGATTAAAACATCCAAATCAATGGACTGCGCCCACGTTAATGTCGCAAGGTTTGATCCACTTGGTAGAATTGAAAACTCTAATACGTTCCCCGGAGGTGAGAGCTTACCGTAAAGCTCCTTAGTTTGTTCTGCAGGCTGACTTCTTCTGCCTAAACTATTTAAAGATATTACAGCAAATTTATAAGTGCCGGGAACAACGTCAAAAACTTCAACTTCGTTTGATGCTGTTTGTGGCAAAATTATCGCGTTGTCATTATCCCTTGTGTACTTAACTATGTAAGCCACAGCATAAGGCATTTGATCCCATGAAATAGTCATCTTGGTTCTTACAATTCCAAGACTTTCAAAAAGACTCTCAGTAATTGTTAAGTTACTAGGAGCAGCGTTTATTGGATTTAATGTTGTGTAGTCTCTCTCGGCAAGGCTTGTTCCTGTTTCAATGGCAGCATACTTACTTGAATCATGCGCCATTGCTGTAACTTCGTACATTCCTTGATTCTCAACCGCAGAAAGTGCTCTGTAGGTTTTTACCTCTGCCGAGGGCGAGGAAATCATCCAAATGTTTGGGGTGCTAGGAGCTACTGAAAAAGTTCCAGAAATACCAACAACCCTACCAGACAAGCCAGCTACTGGTTTTGTCTCAACCGTTCCATTTGAAAGAATTACACTTATTGTAGAGCCAGTGACCGGAAGTGTATAATCTCTGTCAATTGTTACAGAACTTGTTGTTCCACTTACAATCCTTCCGCCTATTTTACTTCCTGCGATTAACTCATCTGCAATCTGTATAATTTGACCGGGTCTAATTGCTGCACCCTCAGAGCCTGTTTTAAAAGTTACAAGCTTTGACTCGTTTTGCTCAGTATAAAGAAGCCATTTCCCCACTCTGTGAGCTTGGCCTCTTGATACACACCCAATCGCCGTGACATCCGTTGTGATAATTCCGTAGTCAGCCACGGCGTCTTGGTCTTCTACATATTCGATTTTTTGCCTGTAGAAATCCTCAGGATCGTTCCATGCAACTAACGCCACTGTGTGCTTTGCCTTGGCACTTGCCCCACTGTAATTAAAAACCCCGTCCACTACGTTTGCATTTGTAAATAAATACTCTGCATCTGCAGGGGCATCTTGCACAACCGTAATAGAACCACTTGCCCAATAAGCCATCCCACGAAAAACCGTGGTCATATCATTTAAAACTTTATAAGCTTCCTCTTGGGTTTGAAGATATAAGTTACAAGTAAACCTTGGCTCTAATCCTCCAAAACCGTCATCGACTAGCTCATCACAATACTGTGCAATTTCATAAAGTGCCCACTTATCAATCTGTGTGGCATCTACAAAAGCCCCAAGGCCATATCTCTCACTTGTTAAAAGATCGTAGTAACACCATGCTGGGTTATCACTCCAAAGAGTTTGAAATGTTCCGTCCCATATACCCGTGTAAACCCTAGTTTCTGGGTCATAGTTTGATGGGACTTGTATTTTTAAAAGTTTTAAATCATATCCGCGTTTTGGTACGTTTTGAAATTGAGCTGCATCAATCTTAAGAGCCATCAAAGCACTGTTCGGATATGTCAGCTTTGAATCAATAATCTCAGTGTAACTTTTAAAATAAGTTTTATTTTGATTTTCTAATGCAACACTGTCTGCAGTCACTCTTATTAATCGAATGTCCCAAGGAGGATCACCCGTTAAATCAATTCTGAAACTTCTCTCATAAGGGTTCGTTGCTCTACCACGAATAAATTTATTTATTACAGTAGTGAAACCTCCTCCGTTTGATTGAAGGTCAATTTTAATTTCTACTTCGTTACCTACAATCTCCCCTCCTGCTTGCGTATAAAGAGCAGGAATTTGAACAACTATCCTTACTGCATCAACATCGGGATTAGTAATTGTTCTTGTAACGCTTGTTGAAAACGTGGCTTCGGTTTGAACGCTTACTGTGTTTTCCACAAGTTCAAAACCCGGAACATAAGTTTGCGACTGTGTTCCGTTTCTTGATTCAAAAACTATGTTTGAAAAGTTATAGCTCCCATCTGTGTTTTGAATAGGAGTTTCATCTAAGTAAACTGACTTTAATCCATCAACTAAGCCTTCAATCTCACCTTCACTAACAAGGTCGATCATTTTGGCATAGGCAACACTTCTTATATTTGTGTTGATTTCCCTTTGTCTGTTTTCTTCATCAAGAATTTGCTTAAGAACATCAGGAGGAAGGTCCACAGCACCTTGGATTAGTTTTTTATTTTTAGACATCTACAATTATGTCCTCTACTGTAATACCTGCGCTAATAATAGCCGATCCAACAATAAGCCTTCCGTATCCTACAGGCACCGGAAAGCCCTGCACCGTTGTATTAACCGCTCCATTGAATATGTAACCTGCTTTATCTTCTTGTCTCTCGGGAGGCTTAGGAGCTTTGGGCAATGGGGTAAGAAGTTGCACTATACCCCCTAAGGTTAAAGAAACACCCGCTGCAATAATATAAGGCGATGCTGCAGCTAATGGAGTAAAAGTTAAAACAGCTCCGATTGCAATTAAAAGAACCCCACCTATTATTTTTCCAGTTCCAGAATCAGCTCCTGCAATTACAGGTAAAATCTTAATTTCATCTTTGGCCCCTATGGGATCAAAACATTCTTTTTCATCCATTAACGGACCCTTTTTAAAAAGAATCTTATAGCCAACATTATTCTTGTCACTGTCGATAAGGTGTTTTCTAAAGCCTTTAAAGTTTGCACAAAGTGCTCTTATGGCTTCGCTTGTAGTTTTTACATCGAAGTAATGTGTGCGCCCAAACTTTTTTCCTAGCTCACCTAAAAGAGTAATTTTTTTCTTCATCCGAAATACCTACAAAAGAACCGAGTGTTCTTGGCCCAAAACCCACCGTAAACATCCCTACTTGAAAGTTTATTTCTTAAATGATGTAGCATCAATCCTTCGCCTAAATAGATAGCTGCATGGCTTGGGTTTTTGTAGCCTATCTGCATCAATATAACGTCATTTTTTTGTAGCTCTGGAACTCTTTTAAAGCCGTAACTTTCAAAATGATTCTCATAGAGGCTTTCAGTCTTAAAAACAGCCTCGTCTGTTCTTTCAAAATCTCTTAGCTCAAGGCCTAGCTCGTCTCTGTAATAATCTCTGACAAGCGTAAAACAATCCAAAACCCCAAAATGAAACTGCCTCCCAACCAAAGGAGCCTTATAGCCACTTGGAAAAAACTCGTACCATACATCAAGGTTTATAGAATATATGAGCCATTTTAGCTTTGTAGTTTCACATGAAACTAAGTCCACTTGGCTGGGCTGTGGGCTTCCGATGTGACTGTGGATTATCGCAACAACCTCACCCTCGTTTTCAGCCGCTTCATAGTCTAAGGGATCAATTATAAAGTTTCTTCTTTTATCTAAAGCAACATTTTTACAAAGAAAGAT